ATGAGGCCGGACGTCCGGTTGCTGCGCGAGGAGTGGATTAAAGGCCGCCAACCGCTGATGCGGCGTCAGGCCCATCGCCTGGTGTTCCTCGACGAGACCGGAACCAATACCAAAATGACCCGTCTGCGGGGCCGCTCACCCAAAGGGGCGCGGTTGAAAGCCGCTGTGCCCTTCGGACATTGGAAGACGGAAACATTCATCGCCGGGCTGCGTCATGATGGCTTGGTGGCGCCCTTTGTCATCAATTGCCCGATGAACCGGAAGATGTTCGAGGCCTATATCGAGACCCAACTGGCCCCAACCCTGGAGCCGGGCGACGTCGTGATCCTCGACAATCTCTCAGCTCACAAAAGTCCTCGGGCAGAACGGATCATCCAAGATCGTGGTGCCTTCATGCTGTTCTTGCCGCCGTATTCCCCCGACCTCAATCCCATCGAAATGGCCTTCTCGAAGCTCAAGGCACACCTCAGAAAAACGGCTGCCAGGACCATTCAGGACCTATGGGACGCCATCGGCCGAATCTGCGATCTCTACGAACCTCAAGAGTGCCGAAATTTCTTCAAGGCTGCCGGATATGAACCAGTGTGATCGCGAATTGCTCTAGGTTTTGTAGCACTCCGAATTATGCAACACCTCTCCCTCCCTTGATCAGCACCTCGCCGACACGCCCCCGGGCCGATGTGTCGCGGGCGATGCTGTAGGACGTGTCCACTGCCTCGATCTGGAAGGCGGAGAAGATTCTGCGCACAGCCGGGCGGTCGTTCAGCGACATGATGAAGCGGCCTTGAACGCTCTCCAACTGCTCCGCCAGGCGCTCGAAGTCGTCGCGGCTGAACATGGCTTTGCCGTAGTCGCCCTCGCAGCCGAAATAGGGCGGGTCGAGGTAGAACAAGGTCTCGGGCCGGTCGTAGCGGGCGAGGAACTCGCCATAGGGCAGGCATTCGATCACCACCCCGGCCAGACGGGTATGCAGATCCTCCAGCATGGGGCCGAGCTTGGTGACGTCGAAGCGGGCGGGTGTGGATGGGGACACCCCGAAGTTGCGGCCCGATACCTTGCCGCCGAAGGCCGTGCGTTGGAGGTAGAGGAAGCGGGCCGCCCGCTCCAGGTCGGTGAGCGTGTCGGGATCGGTGGCCGCCAGGCGCTCGAATTCCGCCCTGGTGGTCAGCTGGAACTTGATCATCTCCATGAAGGCGACGTAGTGGCGCTGGAGCACCCGGAAGAAGGTGGCCACCTCGCGGCCATAATCGTTGATCACCTCGGACCTGGGCGCCAGGGTTCGGCGCAGGAACACCCCGCCCATGCCCACGAACGGCTCGGCGTAGATACTGTGCGGGATGGAGGCGACCTCGGCGGCGATACGCTTGGCCAGATTGCGTTTGCCACCCAGATAAGGGGCGACGGGGCGAACAGGAGAAACAGGTCGAAGCTGGATGGACTCCATGGTCATGCATGTCCACAATGGCCCCGCCCGAGCGCCGGGTGCGGGGATGGCCTGGATCGGCCGGTCCTGGTCATGCGAGGTCCCCCCTCGCGGTTCGGGGCGCGTCAACGCCCCGTCCCCCCGCCGGCCGAAGCCGGCTGAGGTATCCTTCTATGCCAGTACAGGCACCGCCGGCCACACCGGCGCGGCCGGGTTGGCGGCGGCCTCGGGCAGGTCGCGCAGGGCTTGGCGATAGGCGGTCCAGGCGGCCCGCTGCTCGGGCGTGTAGCCCTCCCAGCGGTCGGGCAACACCATGATATCGCTGGCGGACAAACGCCGATCACGCTCAATGCGCAAGGCGGCGACGGCCACGGCCTGCGCTTCGTCGGCCGTCATTTCCGCCCGCTCCACCGTATTCCAGACCTGGGTTGGCACCCCGCCAATCATCTCGATGCGCCACTCCCGGCCATCGATCATGGTGATGGCGACGCCTCCCCGCGCCTGACCGTCAACGGTATAGCCCGTCGGGTCGGCGGGCGGCCTGTCCGCCGGTGTGACCATCATCAGGCCGGGTATCGTGGCCTTGTCGCGCTGGCCCAGGTGCTGCACACCATCGGCGTCGGTATAGGGGGCGGCGGCGGCGATAGGGATCAGGGTTTGGTCGGTCCAGATGGTCATGATGCCTCTCTCGAGCTAAGGGATGGTGGTGATGACCACACGGCCATGGCCGGCCGGGGTGCTGGTGTTGTTGCCGCCGATGCCCCCGACGCCGATACCGGTGGCATAGTGGACGTCGGCGGTCTTGGGTGGGGTTGTCCCCGTACCAGATAGGGTGGATGCAGAGGCCATCGCTCCGACATCGCCGGAGCCACCGCCACCCGCATCCTGATATCCGCCGCCGCCGCCGCCCCACTTTCCACCACCGCCGCCACCGCTGATGGCGTTGCCGCCATCGCCGCCGCCCTGGCCGCCCACATACTGCCCGCCCGCCGTGGCACCCCAGGTAGTGGTTGCCGTCCCGCTCACCAATTGAGTGCCACCACGTCCTTGTGTGCCGGTCGCCTGGCCATCGGCACCCGATAGGCCACCGCCGACGCCACCGTTGCGGTTGCCGGCCGTCCCGGCACTTGCCCCACCGCCGCCGCCGGCTGTGACAAGATCGACACCCGCCTGCCTGATGGCGCTGCGACCACCGCCCTGACCGCCGAAAGATCCTGCCGATCCGGCCTTACCCGGGCCACCATCGCCATATGTGGCGGTCGCCGCCGCCGCGCCGCCCTGACCAACCATGATGGTCAATATCTGGCCGGGTGTGACAGGCAGCCAGCCCTCGGTATAGCCACCAGCTCCGCCGTCGCCACCAGTCGAGGCATACGCCCTGCCAGGTCCGCCGCCACCGCCCCACAGCTTGACGTTGAGACGATATATGCCCCACGGGACCGTGTAACTCTGGTCGGCGCCAGTATAGTTATAGATGGTGGTGACGGGGTCCAGCAGTCCGCCGCTCATCAGCATCATGTTGACGACGCTGGCGGTGGGCTCGATACCGTGGCGGTCCAGCCAGTCGTATACGTCGCGTCCTTCCCACAGGGGGCGGTCCAGGCGCAGCAGAGTATCGGTGGGGCGGATCAGCATGATCAGGCCCCCAACACGTCAAGGCGCCTGTCCACTAGGGACATGTAGGTGCCATCAGACTCGAAGATCAGGATATCTACGGCCCCGTTGCTGGTGGATAGCGCCAGGGCGGACACCGCCTTGTAGCCGGCGGCGAATGACAGCGTGGTGTTGGGCGCACCATGGATCACGCGCAGAGCGTAGCGGGTACCGGACGCATGACCGGTGGGCATGGCCAATAGACGGGTCGCGGCGATGGTCACCTTGGCCATATTGCCGGTGGCTACTACATCCCAGGCGATGGCGGCGGCGTCGGTCAGGACGGCCACCTGGCAGGATTGCTGGCCCGCCCACACGTTGGCGGCGCCCAGATTGAGCGACAGGCCAGCGACGGTGCGAGCCAGGGTGGCGCCGTTGAGCTTGACGCGCAGCTCGCCGGAGAGTTCTTCCAGGCCTTCGCCGGCCCCCAAGGACGGATTGGCGGCGATCAGGGTCTGAATGGCGACGTACAGTTGGTCGCCATTCCCCTTGACCAGGGCGATGTCTGCTCCCTCGATAACGCGGACGATGTTCTCCTGAACGTCGTCGCACCAGTCGGGCGTAAAGCGGGTCGCCGGGGTGGCGGTGGTCGGGTTGCCGCCGGTGAAACCGGGTTTGCCGGCACCGAACTTATTGACCTGGGCGGTGCTGTGGTCGATGCGATGCATCAGGCGTCTCCATAGGCGAAACGAAGGAACAGATGGCGGGTGGTGCGCCGACGGCGGAATTCGCGGCGCATGACGCATTCGAGCAACTGGTTGCCCCATATGCGCAACGGCTCGTCGCAGCCGCCGGCGACGCAGTCCAACTCGTGAATGGTCTCGGTCGGGGCGCCGATGTCGATCACGAAGCACCAGGGCATGGACACCCCGCCCACCACCAGGTCGTCGGGATCGAGAGGCGACTCGCAGTGGGATTCGCAGGTGGCGGCCGGGTGCTCGGCGATGGTGATGGCGTAGCCCAGCGCCGCCGCCACGCCGGTGAAGTACTCGAAGGTATCGCCGCCCACCGCGATCAGCTTGGCGTGGGCACGGCGCTGGCGCTCGGCCACGGTCTCGGCCTGGCCGGTGCACTCGTCGGGCAGGCCCAGCGCTTGTTCCCATTCGGGCAGCAGCAACACGGCGGTGCGGGGGTCGGCTTCCTCGATCAGATCCAGGGCGCGGTTGTGGATGCGGGCGAAGGTCTCTCCCAGGGCATCCAACAGATCGTCACGCAGCAGGCCTGGCATGCGCGGCCAGGCCTCGCCGGTGGGCAACAGGGCGCGCAGGGTGGCGCCGTAATCCTGGTATGTGGCCCGGCCGCCCATCAGTAGGCTACCCAGGTGACGGTGCCCGGCACCGCCATGGCGTTGTAGGCGTGGGCGACGTCGGCAGCGGGCGAAACAAGGCGGTGCTTATATTCCCCCGATGCCGAGCTGATGGCTTCGGCCAGGCGGGAGATGATGGTGGGGTCGCCCGGCTCGGCCTCGCGGCGGATGAAGTCGGCGATCTCGGCCTCGACGGCGGCGCGGGTGGCGGGAGTGTCGGGGGAGATGGCCAGGGTAATGTCCACCGGATCGGCGATGGGGGCGACCACGTAAAGGCCCGGCATGCCCGGCGGGCGCTTGGCCTGCAGCCAGGCATCCACCTCGGCCACCTCGATCCCGGTGGGGATGGCGGTATCGGGCTTGCCGTCCATGGCGAAGCGCACGGTGACGGTGCCCAGGCCCATCTCGTGGCTGTATTCCCAGGCCCGCGTCACGCCGGGCACATCCCTGGCCAGGGCGGCATAGGGGCCGTCCCGCTCGGCCGCATCGCGCCAGTACCCCAAGAAGCGATCCCGCAGGCCGTCGTTGAGCTCGCCGTCGGCTCCGGCCGAGACACCCCCCGTCGCCACCGCGCCTACCGAGGTGATACCGGAAACAGTGGTGACCAACTGCAGCTTGACCCCGGCAGCGGCATTGCCGGCCACCCCGACCTCCACTGCCGCCACCGGGACGGTGACGGAGCCGCCGGCGGCGACGCCATCGGCGGTGGCCTCGTATTCCACGCCGTCGCCCCGCTGCATGCGGGTGCCTTCGGGCAGGGTGGCGCCGGCGGCGGCGGGGAAGGTGGCGGTGCCGATGGCGGTCACCGCCTGCTTGCGGTGCTTACCCACCAGGGAGGCCCAGCGGTCGAGATATTCATTGCGCGCCGACACCCACACCACCTGGTCGACCAGCCAGTCGAGGTGGCCGTGCAGGCCATCGGCCACGCCGCCGATCACGAAGGCCATGACGTTGAGGTTGGAGACCGGCAGGCGCGGATCGGACTCGGGCAGATGGCCGTCGATGTCGGCGACGCCCTGTTCGATCAGCTGTTCCAGGGAGGGGCGGGGAAAGGTCATTGTCCCAGTCTCCAGAAGGGCGCGAAGCGGGCCGGCAGGCCATCGGGCTTGACCAGGGTGACCGGCAATTCCAGCACGCCCGGCGCGGTCCAGGTCCCGTCGATCTGGACGTCGGCGACGAGGCCGATGGACGGCATCCACAGCAGGGACTGGCGGGCGTACTGGATGGCCCGCGACCGGGTTTCCTCGGTCTGCTTGGCGCGCTTCAACGTCCACAGCAGGCTGCCCAGCTGCATACCGGCCGGCGCGGTGACGCCGAGCGAGGCCAGCAGCACCGGCCAATAGGCCTGCCCCCACCAGCGATGGGGCGACAGGCCGTCGGGAATCTCGATGCCGGCGGGGGCGTCGGCCTCGGTGAACAGGGACAGCATCACCGCCGTCTCCATGGAATCGTCCATGGCCAGCTGGCCACCGGCGATCCGCCAGTCGGCCACGGTGGAATCGGAGTCGAAGACCGAGCGGATATCCATCAGCTGATCTCCGGGGGCGAGATGTCATGGGCGGCCCCTGCGGTCTCGCCAATCTGCCAGGTGTCCACCGATGTGGGGTGCCAGACCTGGCCGTGACCGTTGGTGTCGAAGCGGTAGAGGGTGTGGGCGTGGAGATGCACCTGGTCGCCTTCCAGCCGCAGGATCTGGCCGGCCTTCACCGTGACGTTCAACGGGCTTTCAATCCTGATGCCGGTGCGGGTCAGATGCACCACCTGGCCCTGATCATCGTAGAGCGCCACCTCGCCATTCTCGATGCGGATGCGCCAGGTGACGTCGCCCTCGGCGATGATGATGCCGGCGGCGCGGTTGCCATTGGGAAAGAGCGCGACGCAGGGGATGGTTCCGGGCGGGCGAGAGGCATAGCCGTACCACTGGGGCCGCGCCATGCCCTCATGGATCTCGGGCCGCTGGGCACCTCCGAAATCAGCTTGGCCCCGCAGCAGATCGGCGGGATCGTCGGACACGGTGCTGCCCCGGCCCCAGGCCACCATGTTGCGGATCTTGGTCAGGGTCGGGCCGAACAGGCGACCTATTTCCATGCGTCGCCTCCCTTGGCCTTGTCGGCCTTCTGCCCCTCGGCCAGGGGCTCGAAGGCGCCTTCGGGCACCACCTGCAGGCTGGCGAAGGTGCCCTGTTTGGAGCGGTCCAGGCCGACCTCGGACACCATCAGGCGCCCGCCTCCCAGACGGCGGTCATCGATGTCGAGCGTCAGGCCGGGACGCCAGATCAGGCCGGTGGGCGAGCGCCAGGACTGGACCTTGAGGGAACGTTTGAGGCCCCGGGCCCGGCGGACCCGCGCCTCCCAGGCCGCCCGTTGGGCGGCGGTGGCGGCGCCGGGCAGTTCGGCCTCGACGGACAGAGTCAGCGGGCGATATCGGCGGATCTCGCCGTCTCGGGCCTCGGCCTCGACCAGATGCCCCCCCTGGTCCCAGACGCCGGAATCGGAATCCTTGCCCGCCGTGACGTGATACTCAGAGAACCGGTTGGTGTGATCGTCGCCCCCCGACGCCTCGATGATGTGTTCACCCAGGCGGAGCGTGCCGGCATAGGCCCCGCCCACGGGCCGGCCGAGCAGCAGGGTACCCAGACCATCGGTCCACATCATGGCACCCACTTGGCGGCAGGCGTCCTCGATGGCGCGGGCCACGGTCTCGCCGGGATCGACGGCATACTTGGCGAAGGCCGGGCCGCCGTCCCACCCCACCACTCGCACCGGAATACCAAACGGCTTGCACAGATCGGCGGCAATACGCGGCAGTTTCTGGCCCAGCAATTCGGTTTCGTCGGCGGAGCAGTCCACCAGGTCGGCGGTACGGTCGCGGCCACGCACCTTCGTGCCGGCGTCGGAGGTCGAGTAAAAGGGCTCGGCGGCATCGATATAGCCGGTGACCACCGTCTCGCCATCCACCATGGCCACCACGCCGTCCCCGGCCCGGAGCGGCGCCGTCACCAGTTGCCCCCCTTTGGTCCAAGATTCCGATGCCGTGACATCGAATGACCCGGCCACCTTCTCCAGCGACATGCGGATCGATACCGACTTCCAGCCACCGAACAGCTTGTCGCCCACCTGCAGGGTGACGCGTTCGCCCGTCCTAGCCATTGGCCACCACCTTGATGGCATGGCCACCGGGGACGAACAGCGGGTGCGCCAAGTCGGGATTGCGGGCCAGGATCTCGGCCGAGCGGGTGGCGTCGCCGTAAAGACCGTGGGCCACCACCAGGGCTGGCAGGGTGGCGCCGGGGGTGTAGTCGGTCAGCCGCGAGAGATCGGCGCCCCGATTGGTGATGTCGCGGGTCACCGCGCCGCCCAGGCGGCGCAGCGCCATGCGGGTGTCGTTGGAGCGCGCAGCCCGAATCCGGGTATCCAGGCGCGAGGTGATCTCGGCGCGGGCGGCGGTCGCCTCCTCGATGGTGGGATAGTCCATCTCGGCGCTGGCCCGGGCCTGCTCCACCAGGGCGGTGCCGGCGACCAGATCGAGGATGGCCTGCTGGTTGGCGGCCTGGCGCACCCGGTTGTCGGTGATGGGGGCGACGGCACTCCACGTCCCGCCGGTTGTCGCGTAGAGACCCGACGCGGTGACGTAGCTGGCCCGGCCGCCGCCGCCCAGGCGGATCAGCTGGCGGATCAGCGATTGCAGGCGGCCGGCCAGCGTCGATGGCGTCGCCACCAGGGCGGACAGCCCCCCGGTGAAGGACGACATGGACCGCTGGAACTGGCCGAGCGGCCCGCTGCCGACGCCTCCGACGGTGGCGGCCAGGGCGGACATGTCGCCGCCCACGTCGCTCAGGAGCGACAGCGCATTGTCGCCCAGAAAGGACGGGCCGCCCACACTGAACCCGTTCTCGAAGTCCAACGCCAGGGGGTCGAGGGCGTCATCGGCACGCCCGAACACCACGGATCGGCTGTCACCGGCGATCACCTGGGCCTTGACCACGCCCGCCTCGACCAGCTCGATGCGGAAGTCGGCCCATCCGCCCTTGGTCCGGTGTTCGCGACAGGTCCAGGCGGTGGCCACCACCCAGTGGCGCCCACCCCAGTGATCGACGTATTCGCCCGATCCGGCCTCGCGCAGAGCCTTCTTCAGGGACTCGCGGCGGGTCAGATAGTCCGGCCCCCAGACATAGGCTTCCACTGACCAGCGCTCGGCCTTGCGGCCCAGATCCTCGGTGTAGACCTCCTCGCTGTCCGGGAATTCGTGGGTGACGGAATTCCGCCCGCCCGACAGGTCGCGCCCTTCCACCTCGAAGGCGACGCCCCGGAAGGTGGACGGCAGCAGAGAACGGCGCCAGGGCGGAATCACGGCGGCCATCAGGTGCCCGCCATGACGTAGCCGAGAGTGGTGTCCACGTCGGAGATCGCCGCCCCCGACGCTTCGGTGGACACCGTGCTGCCCTTGGGCAGGCCGGACAGGTTGACCGAAACCTCGACCTTGCCGTTGGCCACGTCGGCCCCGGCGGCGGCGGCCGTGGTGATGCCGGTGCGATCCAGCATCCGGCCGCCGGCATCGGTGCTTTTCTTCAGTGCGTCGCCGATGGGGGCGATGTCGAATCCCTTGCCGGAGATCGCCTTGCCCATCACCTCGCCCGCCGCCAGCATGGTGCGGATCGGCGTGGACAGGATGGCCCAGGTATCCATGATGACGCCGCTGAACTGCTGCCAGCGTGCTTCGGCCAGGGTCCAGAAGTTCTCGAACAGGAACTGGATCGGCACCCAGTTGTCGTAGATCAGGCCGGCGGCAAGCGCGATGCCGGAGACGGCCAGGCCGATGGGATTGGCGGTCATGGCGATGCCGACGGCACGGAAGCCGAAGGCCACCAGACGAAGCGCCGGCGGCAACACCATCATGGCGGCGCCCACACCGGTGATGGCCATGGTGGTGCCCGGCGACTTATCCGCCACATCGGCCAGCCAGGAGATGACCGGTGTGGCCAGCGCCATGGCGGCGCCGAGCGGCGGCATCAGAGAGCGGCCGATGGCATTGCCCAGGGCTTCAACCGCATTGGCGGCGGCCTTGGACTGCTCATTGAACGTGGACAAAATGCGGGCGTAGTCGCCATCGACGGTGCCCGACGACTTCAGGATCTCCGCCTTCAGCTTGGTGTATTCCGGGATGCGGGCCAGCATGGGGCGGATGAAATCCTGCACCTGCTTGTCGCCGAACAGATCGGCGAGGCGCGCCTGGCGCTTGACCAGGCCGTCGGCGGTGGAGCCGTCGCCCAGCATCTTGTCGAGCTGCTTGAGATAGACCTCGACCGGGTTTTCCCCCTTCTTCATGGCGTCGGCCATCAGCTTCATGACGTTGACGCCGCGCTTCTCCATGTTCTTCAGCGTCTCTTTCGACATCATCTTCTGGAAGAAGTTGGCCATGTTGTTGGCGGCCTCGGAGGAATCGCCGGCCCCCTTGCGGGCCATCTGCAGCGCCGCGCCCAGGGTGGCCACGCCCTCGGAGCCGGTCAGGCCGGCTTCCTTGGCCGCCGCGCCCAGGACGGGGAAATAGCGGGCCATGTCCTTCAGCTCGAAGGCGCCCTTCTTGCCGGCGAAGGCTAGGCGGTCCAGCTCCTGGCCCAGTCCCTCGGGTGCAATGCCCAAGGTGTCGATCAGGGTGAAGGACATCTTGGCGACGTCCTCGATGTCGGCAGTGGCGGCGGTGGCAGCACGGCCCACATCGCGGAGCGCGGTACTGGCCTTGTCGTTCTCGAGACCCGCTGACACCAGGGCCTGATAGGCCTTGGCCAGATCCTTGACCGACTGATTGGTCTGCCTGGGCACCGAGAGATGATCCAGGTGCTGGCGCAATTGCTCGATTTCGGCATCGGTCATGTCGGCGGTGATGCCGATCTGCATCAGGGTGTGCTGGAGGTCGCCGGCACCGGTGACCACCTTGTTGATACCGTAGAGACCGGCCCAGGCCTGGCCGACGTCAAGAGCCCGGCGCTGCAGCCCCGCCATGCCCTTGTCCAGCTCGCCGATGCCCTGCATGGCCCGGCCGATGGTGGAGCGGTAGCCACCGGCCAGCGCTGCGCCGATCAGGACGGATACGCCGAGCGTCCGCATGGTTCAGTCCTCTCCCTTCAACGTCTCGGCCAGGTCGCCGGCGGCACTCAGCCAGCCGACGAACTCGGCCACGCTCATTCGGCCGATTTCTTGCCGCCCCCACCCTGAGAATCGCGCGAGGACGAGGACGTCTTGGCGGATTCGGTCCACGGGGTGGACAGGAAAACCAGCAAAGGGCGCTGCAGCACCCGATACTGGCCGGACTTCATTTGCTGGACCCCCTCGACCGGCAGATCGCAGAGACGGGCGATCAGGCGAGATTCCTTCTCCTGGTCGGTGCCGGTGGCCGACTCGGCGGCCACGGCGATCTCGTCCGCGACCGTCGGCTCGCGCATGGTGACGGCGGTGTAGGTGTTGTCGCCGATCTTGACCGGGCGGGGAAAGGTGACGGTGGCGGTGCGCAGATCTTCACTCATGGCGGTGCGTCCTACAGGGCTTCGGTGGCGGGATCGGCGGACATCTTCACCTCGATGAAGCCGCCGTCGGTGTCGCCGATCTCGTCGGTGCAGGCGTTGGTGAACTGCTCGACATCGCCGTTGTTCCAGCGCACCTGGACCGTCTGTCCCACCCAGGCGGCGACCGTCTTGCGGCTGATCCCCTTGATGGCCGACATCTTGAAGCTGATGGTCGAGGCCTGCTCCTCCTCCGAGAAATGGCGCGGCGTCTTGCGGTCGCGCTTGACGTGCCCCTCCTTGGTCTTGACCGACTTGCGGTCCACGTCGATCTGCTGGCCGCCGACGATGACGTCGGCCTCGGTACGCAATGCGGCCATGGGGCCTCTCCTCTTGAACGGGCGTTAAACGCGGGGCTGGATCAGGAAGGCGAACACCATGGCGTTGTTGATGATGTCCGGCGGCAGCAGGATATCGAGCCGGTTGGGGTCCACCTCCTTGGGCCGCGTCACGACGATGCCGTCCTTCCAGGCATCCACCGATTCCACCCAGCCCTCCTCTTCCCACAGCCGCGCCAGGGCGATGACGTGGCCCCGGAACAGGCTGGGGGTCAGCACCGCCTGGCCGGGCGCCCAGCGGGTGCCGTCGTCGGCCAGCTTGAAGTCGGGGAAGCGGGTCGAGACGTAGTTGCGCGCCGTCTGGCGCATGGCCGAGGCGACCGCCACCGTGGTGACGTCCAGGCGCGACGGATCGGGCAGGCCGAAGTCGTTGACCTGGCGCCAGGTGATGGCGCGCTCGATCAGCACCTTGCCGTCGACGGTCTCCACCGTGGTGGAGATGCCCTTGTAGAGCAGCAGGTTGCGCTCCTGGTCGGTGAAGCGGTCCGCCTCCTCGGCCGGCAGCACGTCGTCGAGCACCACCGAGCGCAACTGGCGCGAGGGGTCGATCCCCAGGCGAAGGGCGCAGGCGGCGCCATAGGCGGCGGCGATGGCATAGGCGGCGGTGGGCGACTTGCCCACCCCGATGGTCGAGCCGGTGTCGCTGTTGACGCCGGCGCCGAAGGTGGTCAGCTGGCCATGGGTGCCGGTCAGGGCGGTCCAGATCTGCCCCTCCTTCTGGCGCAGTCCGTTCCAGCGATCCTCCATCTCGGCGGTGATGGCGCCGATGCTGACCGAATCGGTGAAGGGAAACACCACGTGGTGCCACTGGATGTCGGTGAGCGCGTCCAGGGCGGCGGTCAGCGAGGGCACGCCGGTGCCGCCACTCATGGCGGTCACCGTCACGGTCACCCCGGAGGGCGCCTTGAGGCCGCGCCAGTAGCCGACGCGCAGGTCGATCTGGTTGCCGGTCTCGCCCTTCCAGCGGCAGGTCAGGTTGACCTTGGCGGAGTTTTCGCCATCGACTGCGGCGGTGACCGGCAGGTCGAGATCGGCGTTGATGGCGGCGATGGCGGCGGAGGCCATGGCGGCGGCATTGTCGGTGGAGGCGGTGGCCACCTGCACCAGGCGGCCGTCGATCACCAGGGGGATGGTCCCGGCGCCGGAGCCGGCGAAGGTGATGGACCCGGCCGCCTTGACCCCGGCCCCCGGTTCATCCAGCAGGATGATCTTGCAGTCGGTAACGGTGTTGTTCTTCTTGGCGGCCCGGGCCATGCGCGCCGCCATGGAACCCCGCCCGCCCAACTGCACGCCATGGTCGGAGGTCAGCAGATCCAGGGGCGTGTTGGCGGCGCCGGTGCCGGTGGACAGCTTCTGGGCGAAGATCAGCAGGCGCTGCATGTCGAGTTGCAGACCCTGATTGGCGGCGGTCCAGTCGAACTCGACGAAGGTGCCGGGCACGCGCCAGGTGACGGGGATTTCGCGGAAATCGATACCCATGGGCTAGGCCCCCTTCTTCTTGGAATTGGTCTCCGGGGAGCTGGTCTCCGGGGCGCTGGCCTTCGGGGCGGGGGCTTCGACCACGTCGCCGTCCTTCAGGCGGCTCCGCCAGAAGCGGTTGTTGGCCACGAATGCCCCCTCGGCCGGCAGATCGGTGCCGGGCTGGTCGGCGTTGGGAATGACCCGGCCCGGGGCCGGTTTGACAAACAGTTTGGCGTCCATCAGCTGGGCCTCGTGTTGGCGGTGGTGGAGGTGTCGGCGCCGTTGCCGGAGGGCGGCAGGTCGAAGTCGAAGCGGGCGCGCAGGAAGTCGTCCAGGGCGGCCAGATCGGCGCCGGGAATGGCGGTGGTGAAGCCGGTCTTGCAGGTCAGGCCGACGATGGCGGCCTTCTGGGTGCGGGCCCAGCCGGGGACGATGGGGGTGATCTCCACCGGCTCGATGGCGTCGATCTCCAGGTCCAGGGTCCGGCGGTCGAACAGGACGGCCATATCCTCGGCGATGCGGTAGGCGCCGATCTCGGCGCCCTTGCCGGCCCGCGCCGCACCCTCGGTGGCGAGGTTGCGGGTGACGACGATCAGGGACAGGGTGGCGGTCCAATGCCGGCGGCTGCCCTGTTCGGCCCCAGTCCCCTTGGCGAAGGCGACGAAGACCGCCGGGGTGGTCTGCAGCAGCTGGGCCATCTGGGTTTCGTTGACCTGGCCGTCGAAGGCCTCGATCCTGGGGATGGCATAACCCAGCGCCTTGCCGGCGCCCTGATGGGCGCGGATGTGGTCCAGCGCGGCGGTGATGATGGCATCGATCATCGGAACGGCCTCGCCAGCCAGTCGTCGATGGTCGCCTCGATCTCGATGGCGTCGGCGTCGTCGATACCGAGGAACGGGCGGGCGGGAATGTCCACTTCCTCGACGCTCACCCACTGCCCGCCGATCTTGAACTTCAACTGGCCGCCGCCCTTGGCCTTGATGGTGCCCCCGAACTGGTGGATGCCGGCATAGATGACGTTGGTGCCGACCTCCACCGAATTGTGGGTCGGATTGTGGGTGATCGAGTTTTCCAGGCGCCGCGAATCCACCAGGGTCCGGCCGCCTTCCTCGGCGGCGCGATGCGACGTGTCCCAGGGACGCCCGCCGGGACCGATGCCGGTATCGAAGCGGTGGTGGGTGCTGTCCACCAGGGCGGCGCCGATCACGTCCATGGGCTGCGACAGGTTGCCCATGCGCATCATCAGTTCGGAGAAGGCGGCCCCCAGGCGGGCGACCGAGACGGTCTCGACTTCAAGGGCGAAGGTGGCGCCGGTCATCAGTAGTCGCCCATTGAACTGTCGTTGAACATCCGTTCGCGGCCCTCGAAGGCCACGCCGGGCGAGCCGGAGACGGACTCGGCCGGGGCGATGCCGTCGGCCTGCAGCTCCAGGGCGCCGGAGGCGATCTTGTCGAGGAGGCGCTGCGCGTCCTTGTAGCGGGCGGTGACGTCGTCGGGGATCGGCCCCCGCCACAGCTTGTACCAGGCGACGTCGAGGGCGATCTCCTTGACCATCAGCGGCAGCGGCTCCAGCGGCAGCCGGTAGCGCGACGCCAGGTGGGCGTCGACCAGCTCGGCGGCGCCGGCGCAGGCGGCGGCGATGACGTCGTCGGCATCGAGGGACTCGCGCCAGGCAGCCTGGGCGGTCTCGGCCTGGCCAAAGCGGGTCTCCAGATCCTGGCGGGTCACGTAGATGGTCAAGGGGATGGTCCTTTAAGCCTTGAAGGAGCCCCCGTGGCCGGTGGGGTCGGCCACGGGGGAAGGAGCCCAAGCGAGAGGATTACTTGGGCGGATCGGTGTCGCCGGCCTTGTTCTTGCCGGTGGACTTGCCGGAATTGGCGTCGGGATCGGGCGCGTCGAACTCGTCGACCACCAGATTGTCCTCGGCCGCCAGGGCCTTGACCTGGTCCCTGGTGAACTCGGAGGCGGGAACGGTGGTGGAACCGGTCCAGGCGCGACCGCCACGGCGGAAGCCATCGACCTTGGACAGCACGCGGATCATCTTCATGGGGCGTCTCCTTAAGCGAGCCACGGGCAGACGATCAGCTCGGCCGTGCCCTTGTAGACGTTGGTGGCACCGGCCGCGTCGCGTTCGGCATTGAGGATCTCCAGCGCAGCCCCCTCCAGCGCGGGCGGAACGACCAGATGGGTCGGGCGGATGCCAAGCGGGCGGCCGTGATCGCCCTTCATGCCCATCATGGCCTCGCGGGCGGTCTTGTAGTGGGCCTTGTCCAGGGTCTGCTTGGACCCCCAGGCCAGCTGCCACAGGCCGTAGCCGACGTTGTCGCGGGAATCGACGCCGTAGACGTATTCCTTGCGGTCGAAGACGTTGTCGTCCGTCTCCTTGTCCTTGGGGACGAAGTTGGGCTTCTTGCGCTCCTGGTAGATCACCGGCTTGACCGAGCGGGACAGGTCCATCAGGAACCAGGGCGTGCCGGCCCCACCGTCGGTGTTGGCCACCGAGATGACCTGGCCGTTGGCGTCGAGCACGGGGTGGTCGGTGTCGAAGAAGTACTGTTTGTCGTAGCAGGGGGTGCTGAAGCCGGCCTTGACCTGGTCGAACACCAGTTCGTCGGGATGGGCCGCCACCGACTCGCCCATGCCCTTGAACAGGGGCGCGTAGATGCCGAGGTTGTCGTCCTCGATGTCTTCCTTGCCCACGCCGATGGTCAGCTCGAACGGCTTGTTCTTGATGGTGTAGCCGTGGGCGCTGACGCCGTGGACCACGCGGTCGCCCAGCCACTCGCGCATGCGCGGGAACTTGCCGAGCCAGCCGTAATCCTCCTCGCGGTTGGAGGAGGGCACGGTCATGGCGACGGACTTGTAGTGCGTCACCGTACCGTCGAGGCCGCCCTGGAAAGAGGCCTTGAACCCGACGTACAGCGAGCGGAGGTTGGTGCCGTTGATGATCATCTGGTTTCCCCTACTTGAACTTGACCCAGACGCCCTGAGCGTCGACGTCGAACACCTCGCCCGCCACCGAGCGGGCGTTGGTGGCGCTGGTCTTGGCGACGGTGTGGTCGTCGACGACATAGCAATCGCTGCCGATCTCGGCGGCGGTGATGGCGTCGCCGGCGGCGGAATTGTCGAAGCGGAAGATGCCGGGGCGAACGCGCAGCGCCATGGCGCCCTGGGCGCCGCCGGTATTGTCCGCCATCTCCTCGGCCCGGCCGATGGCCACCAGGCCGGTGGCGGTGGCTCCCGGCTTGGCGAAGCCGGCGGCCAGCACCACCAGGGCGCCTTCGAAGATCTTGACGTTGGCGTCGACCTGCACGGTGCGGGTCTCGCCGCTACGCTCGGGCGTCATCCGCCCCTGGTTCAGAGCGGCCATCTACGTGTTCTCCTTTTCCTTGGCGAACTGCTCGGCGGTCAGGCCCAGCTGGTTGGCCACCGCCAGTTCGTCGGCGGACAGCGCCTGAGCGCCGGTGGCGGTGGCCGGCGGCGGGGCCGTGATGGCGGTCTGGCCGGCGGTGGCCACCAGCACCGGGGCCTTGGCGATATAGGCCTTGAAGGCGTCCAGGGACTGGGACGCCAGGGCCAAGCCCCATTCCTTCATGGCCGGGGTGAGCTTGCCGGCCTTGACGGCGTCATTGACCTCGCGCTCGGCATCGGTGGTGGACACCTTGCCCTGCAGCTCGGCCAGTTGGCTGGCCACGGCCACATGCACCGCCATGGGGACGAACGCAGTCAGGTCGACCGTACCGGCCGACTTGGCCTTGTCGGCCAGCTGCTGGGCGGCGGTGGCCAGGGTGACGATGGTGACGTCACCCTCGATGCCGATGGTCTTGGCCAGGCCGGCGATGGCGACCTGGGCGGCGGTGGCCACCTGCTCCGGGGTGGAGGTTTCGGGCAGGCCCAGGAGCTTGATGGCGGCCTTGTGGCCGGCGATCATCTTCTGGGCATGGGCGGCGACGGCTTCCGGCGTGGTGCCGGCGGCCAGGCCGAGCGCATCGAGCAGCGCCTTGAGGATGGGGTCCATGGACTCTCCTTGTTGACCGGCGGGGTCCTGATGGGCCAGCGCCGGGATTTCCAGATTGGGCATGGCCACCAGGCCGCCGCCGACGATGCGCAGCACCCGGCCTTGGGGGTCATGGGTAAAGGCCGGGCTGATGTACCGGCATTCCTTGGCCGCCAGACGGGCGGCGGCGGTTTCGGTCCAGTCAATGCGGGCGTAAAGGCCGTCGGGGCGGGCCTCCAGGGCCTTGCCCCAGCCGGACGCGATGACCGGCTGGCCGTTCTTGGCGGCCAGCTGGGCCTGGTGCTCGTAATCGAAGGGAAGATCGGCGCCCTTCTGGTAGGCGGTCGAGGCGGCGATCACCTGGGCCGCATGGTCGGGCCCGGACAGGGTATAGGGACCACGACCGTCGCGGCCCGCGAAGGTGCCGTAGGGGAGCAGCTTGACCCATTCGGGGGCGCCGCCCGGCAGCTCAAGGCCGGCCGAGGCGACGACCACGTCGCTTTCGCCCAGGGAGGTCGCGCCGGCGGTGGCCAGCGCGATGCCCTGTTCGTCCGTCACATGAGAGGTCCCCTTGTCGGCCATGTCGATCCGGCTCGTTTACTGTGAGCGGGAACGGTAGACGGGGGCAGGCGGGCCCATAACCCGGACAAGTGTCCGGTCGAGAGTCAGCGATGGCGATGGTGGGGAGATGGCGGAGCATGCACCGCCCGCGCCCGGCGCGCAAGAGGCCCCGCGTTCCGCCTGCGGGCGTTCAAAACGGCGTTCAATGATTTCGGACGGGGATGTGGGCGTCCCGGGCGTGGATGGGCCTTAAACGGCCCCGCTTGAATTCGGAGGAAGACGGCGCGATAATGGTGGCGTTGAGGGGCAGGCCGTCCACCCGGCCCTCCGCTCCCCTCGACGACAGGCCCGCCGGTGGATTGGCGGGCCTTTCTCATTTCCGGCTCATGGGGCCGGCCGCCGGTAGGCGAGCGTGCCGCGCCGCTGGTTGGCCAGGTTGGCGGCGGTGGGCGAGAAGGCGGTAGCGCCTTCCCAGCCGTCCTCGCCCACGGAGAAGGACAGCAGCGCCGGCGTGCCCTTGCCGTCCACATCGAAGCGGGCCAGGTAGCGCTTGGCCAGGAACCAGCGGCCGGTTTTCTTGTTCTGCTCCCACTGCCACCAGATCTCGTCGGGGTCCTTCAACGCGTCGGCAAGCGCCAGAAGGGTCTTTTCCCGCCCACGCTTGGTGACCTTCAGGCTGCCGTCGGCCTGCTGGAACAGCCGGCGGCCGATCACCACGGGATCGCCGATCTTGTCGGTGATGACCTTTGGGCCCTTCTCGGCGCCGAACTCGGCCAGGAAGCGTTCCACATACCCCTCCTCGGTCAGGGCGCCGGGCGTGCCCGCCCCTGGCAGCAGGCGGCTGGGAGAGAAGGGGCGCGGCGCCGGCATGGGCGTGTCGGCCGGCGGATTGATGGCGGGAACCGGCAAGGCCCCCGACGCCGGCGGCGGCACCAGGGAGCGCATGTGCTCCTTGCCGACGTTGTAGCCCCAGCCGGGATCGATGCCCTCCGCCACCCATTCGGTCTTGCCGGTGCGCTGGTTGAACCAGGGCTTCATCTCGATCTTCGGCGCCTTGTCGGCGACCTGCAGGCCATAGCGGGCGAGGTCGCGATAGCCCAGCTGGCGGACGCGGCAGCGGCAGCGCCAGCCGTTGGGCGTGTAGTGGGTGTCCCACCAGGGATCGTCCACCGGAAGCACGGTGCCGCTCCAGCTCCGGTGCTGGGGGCGGGTGCGGCGGTCCAGCACCGCGTCGTACATGAGGAAGGGGCGGTCAGCCTTGACCCGCTCGATCTTGGCCCAGTCGCCGGCGGCGTGGGCGGTGCGGATGTTGGCGTCGAAGATGATGGCCAGCCGGCGCGGGCTGCCCAGTTGGACCTTGGAGATCTCGCCGGTGGCGGGGTCGGCCATCTCCTTCCTGCCCCACCATCCCTTGGCCTGCAGGACCGGCTTCAGCTCGCGCTTGAACTGCTCGAAGGTGGTGCCGTCGGCCAGGGCCTTGTCCAGGGCTTCGCGGATGTCGGCCAGGATGTCGAGGCGCATGGCCTTGGCCACGGTGAAGGCCCGGGCATGCTCGCCCTGCCAGACGTCCTGCCAGGCGAAGCCCGTCTTGTATCCCTTGGAGCGCAGATAGCGCAGCGCCTCGGTGGGCGGCAGCGGCCTGAGATCGACGGGCGCGGGCGTGGCCACCTAGCCGATCTCCGCCTCGGCCTCGCCGGCGGCGCGCGCCGCGAAGCAGGCCTTGGCCAGCGTCTCGGCGAGCTGGTCCACATCCATGGCGCCGATGATCTCGGGCAGGCGGCGCTTGAACTCCTCAGGCGTGGCGCATTCGGCCAGCAGCCGCTCGACCGGCGAGATCGCTGCAATCATCATCGGCTCCCAATCTGCCAGGGCGGCCTCGGCCAGATGATCCAGGGCGTCGGCCGGGCGTATCGCCACCTCCTGCGACTGGGTGGACACGGGATCGGTGATTGGTTCCGCCGGCGCCGGGCCGGAGCGGCTGGGCTGCAGCAGCTCGACACCCTTGCCTTCGGGGGGATCGGGCAGGCCCAGGCGATCGCGCACCACCGAGGCCTCGACCTTGCCGCCCAGGTCGACGAAGGTCTTGACGTTGGCCATGAACAGCTTGGTGTCGACGGCGTCGGGGCGGCGGATGCGCAGGCGGGGATAGCGCTCTTGAGGCCCCTTGTTGAGGTCGATCAGCGGGCGCACCAGGCCGTCGTTGACGGTGTTGCTGCCCTGGCGGGCGTCGTCGCGCTCGATGTCGTCCTTGACCTTGTCGTGGGCCTTGGCGGTGCCCACATGCTGGCCCACGTCGGTGGTGCCGGTCTGGCCCAGAACCGCCTTGGACACCTGGGAATCGGCGAACTCGGCGAATTCCTTCTGCACCGTGATGGTGCCGGAGATCTTCGCCTCGACCAGTTCCATGGCCATGGAATCGGGGATGATGGCGGCTACGTCGCGGGCGATGGAACGTACGGCGCGCAGCAGGATCGCCTTGTCGGCATCCGAGGCGCCGGCATGGTACTTGCCGATGCGCACCGGCTGGCCGAACACCTCCAGGAACTCGACCCACGACTTGATGTCGAAATTCTTGAACAGGTACATCCAGGCCACCGCTCGGGCCAGGCCGCCACGGACGGGCAGGCCGGACTTGGTCCGGTGGCAATGCACCACGTAGCCGAAGGGCTTCAGGGGTTCGGGCATGCCGATACCGGCGGCGCCACCCTTCAGCAGCAGGGTGCGGCCGTCCCGGCGGTCGAATTCGAACCAGCGGGGGTCGCGCCATTCGACGCGGGCCGGGCGCCAGATTCCGCCATCGGTGCGCCAGATGATCTCGCCCACCGAATAGCCCTTGCCCACCGCGTCCAGCATGTCGAACAGGTAGTCCTCGACTACCCCGGACTCCACCAGGTGTTCGCGCACCAGGTCGGCCATCTTTTGGTCGGCCGCGTCGTCGCTGGCGGCCTCCACCGTGATGGGGAGCTGCGACACCTGCAGCTTGCGCGTGCCCAGCACGGCGCGGTAATGGAGGTCCTTCTCCTCCATGTCCTCGGCCAGTTCCAGGTAGGCATCGGCGTCGCCCTGCTCGGCGGCGATCAGGAGGGAGGCCAGGCGCCGGGGCGTCAGGCCGGAGGACGGGTGGTCCGAGAGGATCTGGCGGACGCCGGCGAGGGTCGGGCCGGATTCCTCCTCGGTCAGGCGGCCGTACTCGATGGGGCGGCCGTATTGATCGACCAGGCTGGACTTGACCATCAAAATGCTCCTTGGCCGAAGCGGCCGTCGTCATCGTCGTGATCGGCGCCCCTGCCCTCGGCTTCGGCCCGGGCCGACTGGTAGCCGTAGTCGACCACCTCGCCGAAGGTGGCGGCGTAGAAGTTCAGCAGGGCCACGGCTGTATCGGCGTGGCGCTTGCCGCCATCGGTGCCCTCGGTGCGGACGTCCTTGGGAATCTTTCCGACGCCGTTGACGATGCGGAACTGGTGGAGATCTCCGCGCACGTCGAGATGGGCAGGCACGTGGATGGTCTTGTCGGCAAAGGCGGCCGAGAATTTGGGCGTCATCTCGCGTGCCCAAGCGTCCGACGGCATCAGCTCGACGATGCTTTCGGGCCCGAATTTCTGCCGCGCTTCCTGGGCCAGGACCATGCCGTTGCCGTTGGCGTCCAGCACGCCGCCCTGGAGCCGGCGGTGCTGGCGCAACCAGGTTCCGATGAAGAACAGCAGCTGCTTCTGCTGGTCATAGGGACATTGGCACAGCTCGACGATCAGCGGCACATGGCGGTGCAGAGCATGGTCGGTGAAGCCGACGGCATAGGCGGCGCGGTCCTGGCGCATGGCGAAATCGCCGCCCAGCGCGCCCAGCGCCCAGGCGGGGAACTTCTCCAGCTCGGGGACGACGTGCTCCTTGATCCACAGATCCATGTGGGCGCGGCGCAGCTGCTCGGGCCAGTCGACGAATTCCAGGCCGCCGGCCGGCTCCGGCGGTTCCCACCGCACCAGGCGGTAAGCCTGCCGCTGGGCGGCCTCGATCAGCGCCAGGGCCAACATGGTGCCGTCGCCTTCGCGGGGCACGGCGTCCAGTTCTTCCCGCATGGCCTCGGTGCGTGAGCCATAGGCGTTGCGGATGCCGGCATACCAGGCCGCCTTGTCCTGGGGGCTCATGGCGCGGCCGGTGACGGCGCACATGCGCTCATAAAGGCCGTTGGCCACCGCGTCGTCGAAGGTGACCCGATGGATACTGGCGGTGCGCTTGCCGGCGCGCACCTCCTTGATCAGGTCGTTGAAGGCGTTGGTGTTGCCGTTGTGGGTGGAGATGATGCGGATCTTGCCACCCCAGATCAGCAGGGCCAGGCAGGCGTCCAGGACGGCGGCCACGTCGCGGTGAAACGCCGCCTCATCGATCACCACGCGGCCTTGCAGACCACGGATATTGGCCGGATTGGACGACAGGGCGGAAATGCGGTGCCCACTGGCGAAGGTGACGCGGAAGGCAGCGATCTGGGAGGTCTTGACCTCGCCGCGCTCATCGACCGTCACGTCCTCGAAGACGAACTCCTCGACCTCCAGCAGCTCGCCGGCGATGGCCTGGGCCATGCCGGCGCAGGTCTTGATGAACTCGCGGCCCTTTTCCTTGGTGTCGCCGATATACCAGGTGTCGTCGCCGCCGGCCGACTTGGCCGCCATGGCGGCGGTGACGGAATCGAAGGCTTCGCCCCAGGTGATGCCGGTGCGGCGGCCCTTCTCGCCGATCTTGAGATCGGACGTGTCTTCGCACCAGGCCTTCTGGTGGGCCATCAACAGGCCGTCGGCCAGCGGGTCGTAGGTGGAAAGCGCCGAGGTGCCCCACAGATCGTCGATCAGGGATTTGGGCGGCACCCATTCAACGGCCATTTAAGCCCCCTGCCAAAGCCAGAAGGCGACCAGCGGCGGAATTCCCACCAGAAAGGCCGAGCGTCCGGTCAGGCAGGCCGCGATCCATAGACCCATAATCGGCAAGACCTGAGCCATGGCGATCAAGATCTGCATCACGCCATCCCCGCCAGCTCGCGCCGTAGCTGGGAGATGCGCTCGGCCGACAGGCCCTTTTCACCGGCCTTGGTGGCGTCCTTCACCGCCTTGTCTACCTTCTGGGCAGCCAGCCTGGCCATCTCCTGGCGGGTCTTGAGGACCATGTCGGAGTCCTTCTTGGCGGCGCTGGCCAAGTGGTCGAGGGCCTTGGCCAGGAACATCACCTTGGCGGGGTCCTGGAGCACCGGGACAGGCAGGGCCCCGTTCTCACCCTCGGGATCGGCGGGCGCCAGCTGGCCGGATTCGGCTGCCAGCACCAGGTCGGTGACCACCGAGTGCATCAACTCGACATTCAGCGCGGTGAGACGGCTTTCCTTTTCGCCCGTGCGCCGCACCAGGGCTTCGGCGATGGAGCGCGACCGCTGCAGCTTCTCGGCCAGTTGCGACAGGCCCTGGATATGGGCGCCCAATCGTCCCCGGCTCGGCACCAGGTCGGGATCGATGACCGGCGGGACGGCCAGTTCCGGCGGCAGCGCCCCGGGCAGGCTGGGCTGCCGGCCGGCGGCCAGATCCCGCAGCACGACGAGGATCTGGTCGATGCTCCAGCCGTGCGTCTGCCGCAGTTCGGCGATCAGCTCGCGCACTTCCGGCGGCAGTTGGTCGACCTTGGAGGGGCGATTGCGGCGGGACATGGATCAGCGGCGCCAGGTCGAGCGTTCGACGCCCGCGACGTCGATGCGGCCATGGGCGGCGTCCTCGCCCCGCTCGGTAATGGTCACCACCCGCACCACGTTGTCGAACCATTCCTCGGTGGTGCAGCCCCGCGCCTTCAGCAGATCGAGATCCTTGCGGATGTCGTCACGGGTGGCTTGGCCGAAGCCGCCCTGGGTGGTGGCGCTGGCGATCACCGATTCATTGGCGCTGGACCCAAGCGTCACCAGCAGGCGCAGCATGAAGGTGCGGCGGCTGGCCGCCACGGTCTCGGCAAAGCTGGCCATCAGTTATCGTCCTCAATTGCATGGCGCATCATCAGGTCCACCGGCTTCTCGACGGCGCCCAGCTTGGCGGCTACCACGTTGACTGAGCCGGTAAGCCTCACTAGTCCCTTGTCCACCTGGTGGAGTTGGGCTTTGAGTTCGTCGATGTCCCCGCGATTCGGCAGGTGCTTCAATTCGCTTTCAATGCGGGTGAATTGGTTTTTGCCCGCCGCCAACTTGGCGTCAATTTCCCCGTGATCGGTGTCGTGGTCGGTCTTGTAGCTCTCGAATTCGTCTTGAAGCACGAATTGATGGCGCATGGACCACAGCACCCAGGCCAAGACACCCTGGACGATGACGAGCAAGACCGGCCACCAGTTCAAAAACGCGTCCATCATCGCCCCCCCTTGTCCATGATATCGCTCACGGCGCGGCCTCCGGGGCGCGGGCGGCGTCCTGGGCGGCGCGGGCGGCGATGGTCGCCACGTCTACGGCGTCCTGTCCGAGTTGAGCAGCTTCGTCGCCTCCAGCACGGAGGACTGCCACCGCGCCAAGGGCCCGACCGAGGGCGGCTCGTACATCCTGACAGCGGTCGGCGCCGGCAGTGGTTTGGGTCGGGGCGCTACCACCACCGCCCCCACCGGCTCGGACGGGCTGGAGCAGGCGCTGCTCAGCAGCAGCGAGATCAGCAGACAGGCGAACGCTATCAGCCTGGGCGCGGGCGGTGTCCTGGGAGAGGTGGGCATAATCGTTCTCCAGCTTGGTGTACCGGTCGATCTGGTCCTGCATCTGGCGCAGGACGATTTCGGTCTGGTCGGCCAGGGTGGTGGCTGCATCGGCCCGCAGATCGGCGATGGCCTTGTCGTGCTGGGCGCGGTCGTAGGAGTGGACCAGGGCGCCCGAGACGGCCGCCCCGCCGATGACGGCCAGCGCGAAGGCGACCCAGGCCAGACGATTCACAGCCCGACCTCCATCTGCGCCTGATAGCGGGCGATGCGGTCCACATAGGTCAGGGTCTCGGTCGCGTGGCGGCCGGTCACATGGCCCAGGCAAGGGGCAATCACGGCCCACAGCCGAGCGCCGCCGCAGACCTTCTGGGCGTTGATGATATTGCCCGCCCCGGCGTTGTAGCTGGCCTGGGCCAGGGGCTGGCGGTCGGCAGGATCACGGCCGCCGCGCCAGATCTGGCGCAGCCGGGCCATGTAATAGGCGCCCGCCTCGATGGCGATGGGGGCGTGGGGGGACACCGCGCCCAGGCGCAGCTCGCGGGTCAGCTGGTCCCAGGTGGCGGGCATCATCTGGGCCAGGCCGGCGGCGCCCACCGGGGAGACGGCGCGGGGATCGAGGCGGGATTCCTGGTACAGCTGGGCCTTCCACGCCATGGGGCGGGGATAGTCGGGCCAGTAGGTCTTCACGGAGCGATGGATCTCGGCATCATAGGAGGTCGGGAAGACCGGCCCAGCCGAGGCGGAGGAGCAGCCCATCAGCATGCCGACCAGGATGCACAGGCCCAGGATGCGCAGGCCGTAATACCTGGACAGGGCGTCGGGGCTCCTGGCCATCTGCTCCATGGTCTGCGCGAAGGTGCGGCCGGCCCGCTGATCCAGCCAGGTGGACAGCCCGATCACGGCCAGGATGCCGAGGACGCCGTAGCCCAACCGCAGCAGCGCCGCCATGACGGCGAAATCGTCAAACATGTGGGGACCCCCGAGACGGTGATGACGTCGTCGAAGGTAGAGGCGGCGGCAAGGGTCGGGAGGGGGGACAGATGTCCGGGCCGGGGGCTACCCGGTTCAGGAGACTATGCCGATGGTCGGCGGTGAATGCAATCCGGCTGCAAACCCGATCCATTCTTCGATGATGTTGGTGCCTTCGGCTGTAAACGCGTCAATAGGAGGAGTCACCTTAAACCTCCAGGGGTGACCCATGACCATTCAACTCGTCTTCAACATCCAGTCCATCGACCTTCATCTGGCCCCGTTCATGTTCATGCTGGGTCTGGCGCTATGGGGGCGGCGATGATCAGAACAGGCGCCCCTGCCCGTCGTCGCCGCCATCATTGCCGGAATGGCCGTTGCGGTGGCGCCTTACGGTGCGCTGGTGCAGGCCGGCGGCCCGGGCGGCGGCGGCGCCGGACTTGCCCGCCGCCAGGGCGGCCCGCATGATCCGCCACTGCCGAACCCGCCCGGCGCTGGGACCCAGCGGGATCTCCACATGGCCGCCGCCCAGGCGCCCGGCGATGGCCAGCGCCGCCTCCATGCCCACCAGGTCGACCAGCCAGTGCCCGGGCGCCAGGTTGTCGGGCCGGGGGATGTAGACCCGCTCCAGCCCGCCCTTGGCATGGGCGAGCTGGAGGGCGGCGGCGGTGCCGGCCACCTCGGCGATCTCGGCCAGGATGCCGGTGAAGAGGTCGTTGGCAGAATTGGACGACGGGGCGGTCATTCAACGGCCTTTCAAGGCGATGCGGACCCGGCGGTGCCAATCGTCCCACCCCATCTCAGGGCGTTCTCCGCCAGAAACCTCGGACAGGAGATCGCGCAGACGGCCGTTCTCGGCCTTCTCCTCACGCCACCGGCCTTCCCAATAGCGTTCGGCGCCGGGAGCGGCGTTGTTGTCGAAGCCGCCAACGAAGGTTCCGGGTTCACTCATGGTCATTCTCCCTTGGTGGTTTCGGCCAACACCTTCCGGGCGGCCCTGGCGCGATTGGCCGCGTAGCCGACGATCTGGAGACGATCTTCCAAGAGCGTGCCGCGCTTGCCGGCATCGCGGGCCAACGCCTCCAGGCTCGCGGCGGCTTCCTCCAAGGCCGTACGCAGACGATCAATCTCGGCCAGCGCGTCGGACAAGAGGGTGATTTCCTCGGCCTCGTCCAGGCCACCCATGCCGCGCACGATGGCGCGAAGACGGTCAGCGATGCTGTTTTCATCACTCATCGTCCTGCTCCTCAACTTCAGATATCACCGTTGCGTTTGGCGGCGGCCTTGGCCATCTGCCGCAGCCGCCGCTGCCTCTCGCGCTCGCCGCTGTGGGGAGACCGGGGCTCGTTCCGAGGCACAACCACATCGACCCGCTTTTCGGGGGCCTCCTGCTCACTCGACTGGGGGCGGGAAATGACGAAGGACTGAGACGCAGCCAGAGCCCCGAGAGCGCCAGCGGCGAAAAGGAATCTTTGGTTCATACGCATCGCCTTGTTTCCTTCAGTTTGCCGCCGGGGGAGCGGGGCATTCATAAGGTTCGGGCGTTTCGTCCCGGAACCGTGTCCATAGGGAAATCATGTGCTCGGCCAGGGCCCGGCGTGCCGGCTCGGTGAGGTCAGAACCATTGCCGACCGGCATTTCCGCATCGAAGACGAACAGCGTCTCGCTGATTCCGATGACCCTGACCACATTTCCCAGCGGCATCCCTTGGCTTTCGCGGGCAGCTTCCCGATGAACCTTTCATGCGGCATTTCATCTCTCCTTCAGACTGCGCACGCGGGCGCCGAGGTCGGTGAGCAGTTTGTCCAGCTGGGCGGTGGTGCAGAAATGCAGCGACGCCACCCGGATCAGGCCGTAGGCGTGGGCAGCCATGTCATGGGCGGGGGCGGCGCCGGCGGCGTCCAGGATGCGCCATTGGGCGGCCAGGACGGCGCGGCGGCCCTTGAAGGCCGGTTCCAGCTTGTCGAAATCGGCCCAGCGCACCCCGGCCCGTGTCGCCCAGGCCCTCAGACCCTCGATCACCGGGGCGGCCTGGTCGGCGCGGACGAAGCGCAGATCGGTGACACCATGCTGGCGCTGGACGAACTGGCGCAGCGCCGATTCGCGGGGGTCGGAGACCTCGCCCAGGTTATGGAGTGAGATCCACAGGGCGCGGGCCAGCTTGGCGTGGGGCGACCGGGCGGCGTTGGCCGGGGCCGGGGCCCGGCCAACGCCGTTGAGGTGATCGAGTACCTGGCGCAACTGGGCGTCGGTGCAGTCCTTGGCCGAGCGCTTGCCGGTCTGGACCTCCAGCATGTCGCGATAGGCGTCGTCGTCCAGGCCATTGGCCTTGGCGGCGGCATGGACGGCGGCGTTGAGGGCGCGGCGGGCGGGGGTGGCTGTCATGCCTTGCCTCCCGGCCGCGCATGGCGTATCGATCCCCACAACGAAGAGGGGAGGTTGCCGTGCGGGAAACCCAATTCATGCTGTTCGGCATCGCCATGGGCGCCGTGGTCGGTCTGACCTTCGGCCACTACATTCCCTTCGGCGATTCCGAGAAGGTGGCGGCCTGGGTTCAGGCGGTGGGCTCGATCTGCAATTCCGAGAAGGTGGCGGCCTGGGTTCAGGCGATTGGCACACTCCTGGCCTTGGTGGTCGCCATCGTCGTGCCGTGGTGGCAGCACAAGAAGATCGAGGAGGAGCGAAAGCGGGAGGACTTCCTGCGGGGGCGGGTTATCGCGATCACGATTCTTCCAGAGATCGTAGATTTGTATGATCGCCTGATAAAGCTGAAGAACGCCTCCATCAAAATTGTTGCATCTGGAGATGCCAACCGCTTCCTGGAATTTGGGAAGTTTACCATCAGTCGTCCGCAAAAAATCAGCGAACGCCTCGATTCCATGTACCTTCTCGGAGATGCTGGTGATCCCGTATTGGCACTGATGGCTCGCCTTGATCTCTATGCGATCCAACAGCAAAGGACGATAAACTCTGTAGCCGTTTCGAATGACGCCGCAAAGGCGCTTAGCACCATGCTCATTCAAATGTTCGAGATGGCTGAAAAGGCCTTCAGTCAAGTCAGTGCCTTTCGTTGACGGGGCAAATTTGATCATCCCAGCACCCCCGCCACCTTGTTGCCGGCAGCGACGCCGGCGTTGACATCGATGGCGCGGGCGGCGCGGTGGCCGCAGGCCTTGGCGTCGTCGCGGAAGGCGCCCTTGGCATCGGCCAGGGCGCGGGCCGGGCGGAATTTCTGCCCCCGATCCTCCAGCACAGATTTGAGGGTGGCCTGGTTATTGGTGATCAGGGCGCGGGCACGCGGCCCGTCCTCGGGGCCGCCGTAACGGCGCCACAAGCCCCTTTCCAGCTTGTCGTGCAGCCCGGCCGCCAGGGATTCCAGGAACGCCTTGACGGCCTGATTGCGGGTGGAGGGCTTGCGCCGGCGGCGGTAGGTGTCGCTTTCGCGGAAGGCCGACAGGGCCTTGGTGCAGGCGGCGCGCAGCACCTGGTGGACGTAGTCGGCCACCAGCACGTCCTGGGCGCGGCCGAAATAGGCGAAGGACCAGGAACTGCGGTCGCGCACGTAATAGCCCCGGCAATCGGCGAAGACGGCCACCGCCATCCACACCTTGTCGAGCGGCGAGCGGCGGCCCAGGCCGATGGAATGCTCGCAGTACTCGGGCGCCGCCAGGTCGTCGGCGGACAGGCCGTGGGCCGAAAGCAGCTCGGCCATCTTCTCGGCGGCGGCCAGGGCCTCGGCCTCGGTGCAGCCGGCCTCCACCGTCTTGGCCTGCAGCGCCCGCAGACGGGCGCGGATCTTGTCGAGATCGGTCATGTCAGTCCTCCGCCTCGGTGAGGCAATCGGCGGTGATCTCGTCGATCTCGCGGGCGAAGCCTTCCAGGGTCTCGGCATGGCGGTCGGCGGCGCCGACGATGTACTGGTCCACGTCGTCGTAGCGCAGCGCGATGGAGCGCAGGGACTTGATGGCGTGGTCGATGTTGCGGCGGCTCTGGGCGGCCATCTGCTTGGGCGTGGGCATGGTCATCACCTGGTCCGGGTTTCGTGGTAGCGGTTCAGCGCGTCCCGGATGTCGGGCCAGCTGAGGCCTGCATCCTCGGCCGCCGCCAGGACGCGCATCAGGTCGGTCTTGGGGTCGGGCTGCTCGGCCTCCTGGTGGAGCGCCAGGGGTGCGAGATCGCGACGCAGATCCGCAGCGGCCTGCTGCAGCTCGCGCCCGCAGGCAGAGCGGGCGCCCAACGCCCTGGCGCCGATCCGCGCCAGGTTGTCGAGCCGCAGCAGGGTATCGAGCAGCCGGGTCATGGATCAGGCCTTCCGCTTGATGGGCTTTTCGCGCCGGGCCTTGCGATCAGCATTGGCGCGTTTCCACAGCAGACTGGTCGTGCAGCGCTGGCCGTTGATCAGCCAAGGCGAATTGGGGTCATTGGAGCGCACCACGTCGTTGTAGGACCGGCGCAGCGCATCGACGGCGGGCTGGTCGGGGCCGTAATCGGGCTCGGCGTGGGTGACGCCCTTCGCCTTGATGTGTTCCTCGATCAGGCGCTGTTCCTCCGATGGCGGCATGGGGGGGGGCGCGGCCGGGCGGTCGACCACCAGGGCCATGGCGGCGACATCGTCGTCGCCGGTGCGGATCTCGACCTGGGGCGACTGCAGTTCGACGCCCTTCTCCTCGGTTCCGGTCTCGGCGGCCATCACCTCGGCCATGGTGCGGTGTCCGGTCAGCGCCCAGGACTGGCCGGCAGGGATATTGCGCTCGGGCTGGGGTTGCGCCTCCTCGGCCGACTGCCCGTCCCGACGGCGCTCGCGGGCGATACGCCATTCATCGATCCAGCCGAAGCGGTAGGCGTTGGCGAAGGCACTTCCGTTCCTGAGCCCCATACACTCTTCGATCTCCTTGGCCTCCAGGCCTTGCTGGCAAAGGCGATGCAGTTCGGCCTTGCGCTCCGTGGTCCACTGGACATGCCCCTGAGGCACCTTGCGGCTCGGGGCAGGCGGCGGGGTCAGGTCTTGGGCGGGGCTTTCCTGGCCAGGGCCTTGCGCAGGCGACGGGTCGCCCGATTCTCCGTTGTCGCCATGCGCAGGATTTCCGGCGTCGGCGTCGCGGAGAAGGTCGCCGCTTTCAGCCGGTTGGCCTCCTCGCTCTCCCGTCTCTGTTGAGCCGGAGTCGGATGTCGCCACGGGCGTTTCGACAGGGCGGTCATGATCGGTCTCCGTGACGGGATCGGGCTCGTCGCCCGGCATGATGATGGCGTCCCACTGGCGCTCCTCGGCCAGATCGGCGGCGAGATCGTCCGTAGCTTCGGCGGGCACACAGTACCTCTGGTACAGCACGAACTCTTCGGCCTTGGCGGCCATCTCGATCACGCCGGCGCCGGCGGTGGGGAGCAGCAGCTCGATCAGGTGGAGGCGCAGCGCGGGGCCGGTGGGGATGGTGGCGGCGATGGTCATGCGGATGGTCCTCGGACGGGGCCCCGGCGCCGTTCCCGACGCCGGGGGCTGTGGTGGTCAGTCGGCGACGGCGGCCAGGGCCTTGGCCAACTCGTAGACGCGCTGGCGCACCTTGGGGTCGGTGATGTTGTAGTAGGCTCGCACCAGTTCCAGGGTTTCCCGCCGGTTCATGGGGTTGGGCTCGAAACCGGCGGCAGCCTCGGGCAGGACGACGCCGCCCTTGATGATGTTGACCGGGCTCTGGTCCTGCACCGTCTCGGCCATGTCGTCGAAGAAGTAGGAGACCGGCACGTCGAGGACGCGGGACAGGTCGAACAGGCGGCTTGCCCCGATGCGGTTGGCGCCGCGCTCGTACTTCTGCACCTGCTGGAAGGTCAGGCCGATCTTCTCGCCCAGCGTCTCCTGGCTCATGCCCAGCAGGGTGCGGCGCAGGCGCATACGGCCGCCGACGTGGACGTCCACCGGATTGGGGGCGCCGTCGTCGAGGCGACCACGGGTGGAACGATTACCGGTGGAGATGGGGCGGGACTTTTTCGGAATGGTGCCGGAACCGGCGGTCATGATATTCATGGTGCTCTCCTGAAGTTCGCGGCATTGGCCGCTGTGAAGGCCGAGGATGCGCCGGGCCATGGCCTCGGCCACCGGCGCCGGGATCAGCAGGGTCTCATTGCCCCAGCGCATCTCGAACGTGCCGGCATCCTTCCAGCCATGGGTCAGGGTGGCCTCGGTCCTGGTCTGCATGGGATCAGTCCTCCCGCTTGGGCTGGGTCTGGGGCTCGGAAACAAAGCCCTCGTCGACCGGCGGCCACGGCTCGCCCGCCTGGGCCGGCGCCTCGACCACCTCGCCCGCCTCGCCGGGCAGCAGCTGCAGGGCGACCAGGTCGGCCAGCTGGCCGAGGGTGGCCCAGTCGCCCTCGATGGGGATGGGGCGGCCGAAACGCTCCTCCAGGTCCAGCTCGACGCAGGCCTGGTTGCGGCCGTCGAGACCGAGGTCGGCGGGGCGCATTCCCAGGTGAAGGGCGGGATGGCCGGTAACGTACATGGCGACCGCGTCCAGCACGGCGACGGCAATCGCGTCGCGGGTCAGGGGCGGCGGCGGCTCGCGGACCACGTCGGGGGCGGGAATGCCGTCCCTGCAGGCCACCGGCAGGGCGGCGATGCAGGTGGCGCACAGGTCGGCGGCGAGCGTGCAGGTCTGGCAGCGCGGGAAGGTGTGGGAGTGCTGGGGCATGGCGTCAGCTCCTCAATGACGGTTCACGGTAGGGACCGGTGAGCGGCACGGCATATGTCCACCCCCCCCCGCCGGGTCGATGACCTGGCACAGGCTGGCGAGGCGCACGTCGGGGCCGCCGACGGTGCGGAGCAGGGCCAGGGTGGTGCGGTTGATCTCGATCACCTCGGCGGTGCCGGAGAAGTAGTGGTGGTGATAGCCACCGGGGGACCAGTTGGCATCCGGCGGGATCGGCTCGTAGGCGTGGGTGACGATGTCGCCCACCTTGATCTCGCGGCCGTTGAAGTCGAGGAGCGACATGGTCAGGACTCCTCGAGAGGGACATAGACGAAATTCAGCAGCTCCTGGTACCAGGGGGCCGTGTCAAGTTCCGTGCTGTCGTGGGAGAACACCGCTTCCGAGCCGTTCCGGGAGCCGACGAAGTGTCCGTTGAACGTGCTGTAGGCAATACCGAAGGTATGGTCGCCGTGGGTGAAGGCGAAACGGATGAAATCGCCTCCCTCGTCGTAGGCGCGACGGTCGAGCGGAAAGCCGGCGGTCGCGCAGGACTGCTCGATTTCTGCCAGGGTCTTGTGGCGTGCGAATTGCTGCATGGCCTCAGCCCTCCCCCTGGCTGCCAGCCTGGATGCGCTCCGGGATGCCCAGCAGGCGCAGGGAACTGGCGATCAGATCGCGGGCTACCTCGGTGTTGCCTCCCTCCAGGGACAGGTGCATCAGGGCGCGGTCCAGCAGGTCGGCCAGACGGGTGTTGAGCTGCTCGGTTTCCTCCACCTGCCGACGCAGGCTGCGGCGTTCGAAGGCGGCGGGGGTGGGCTCGACGGCGGCCAGGTCGAGGGGGACCATGGACCAGTTGGCCTGGGGATTGGGCCGGCGGTAGATGCGGATGTAGCGCTTGGAGCCCACCACGCGGACGGAATCGTCAATGGCGCGGCAGAAGTCGGGCCAGCGGGGATCGTCCACCTGCATGCGGCGCAGCGCCAGGATGGAGCGCACGTCCACCTTGCCCTCCTGGTCGACCTTGAAGGCCCGCTGGATCAGGGTCATGAGGAAGGGATCGACGCCGGTGCCGCGCTCGCGGATCAGGCTGTCGAGCACCGTCTTGGCCGCCTGCAGCTCGGGGCCCAGCACGATGCGCTCGGACACCGCCACCTTGACCTGCAGCAGGCCGTCGAAGCTGGTGAAGGTGCGGTTTCCCTTGGTCTCCTTGGGCTCGACGCCGTAATCCTGGGCGATCAGGGCGTCCAGGGCGGCGATGTCGGCGTCGGTGTGGGCGGCGAAGCGGGCCAGCTCGGCCGACAGATCCTCGCCGTAGGCGACCACCTTGCGGACCATTTCGTCCATCAGGAGATCCATGGGCTTGATGTTGGCCAGCGCCACCAGATTGCCCTTGTCGTCGGGCAGGCGAGCGATGCCGTCGACGATGACGGCGCCAGGGTGGTTGATGGTCTGTTGAACGGTCATTGAAGGGCCTCTTACGGTTGGGGCGGGATGAAGTGGGTGAAACCGAGGGAGGGCGCGGTGTCCTCGATCTCGGCGGCGATCTCGGCCGAGGCGGTGAGCAGCACCACCAGGGCGACGGCGAACGCCAGGCCGGGCAGGATCAGGGGGCGCATGGGGCGTCTCCCTCGGCGAACAGGGACAAGGCGCGGGTGACGAAGGCCTGGGGGTCGCGGCGGGCCAGCCGGCCGAGACGGTGACGCAGTTCGTCGACCATCACCGTCACCATCCGCGAGGCCGCATCGGACGCCAGGTCGGCGGGGAGGTTGACGGGGGCGCGTTCCACCTGTTCCAGCAAGGCGGCGACGCGGCCGGCGGCAACGGAATCGCGCTCCAGCCAGCCCTCGGCGGCACGCAGGCCGTGGGACACCGTGGTGTGGTCCTTGCCGCCCAGCTGGGCGGCGATCTGCCCCAGCGACATGCCGCGCCCGTGGCGCAGCACCCACATCACCGCCCAGCGGGCGCGGACCACGTTGCGGCTGCGGGACTCGCCCTCGATCATCCGCAGGGAGACGTCAAATTCGGCGGCGACCAGGCGCTTGATGTCGGCGGGGGTCATGCCGGGACTCCATCGGGGGACGTCGGCCGGTTGAGGTTGGAGGCGCGCTGGACGCCGCCGAGACGCAGCTTGCGGGCCAGGGCCAGGGTTTCGATGTCGGTGGTGGCGATGATGCCGGCGTGCAGGCGCAGGGCCATTTCCCAGGCCCAGGCCCGCGCTGCCGCCTCGTTGAACACGGCGATGAAGGTCTGGCGGGATTCGCGGGACAGGGTGGCGCCGTCGGGGATGGCGGCGAAGGATTCGGCCAGCCCCTCCATGGTGGTGGCCAGCGAGTCCTTGGGGTCGGCCACCAGGCCTTCCTCCATCAGGTGGACCAGGTCGCGGGCGTCCTTGAGGTTGCCGACGAAGACCCGCAGCTTGGCGGCGTCCTGGCGCCGGCATTCGGCGTCGATGGTGGGGCCGAGCCAGGTCAGGGCGGTGGCCAGCAAATCATCCAGCAGCATGGTGCAGGTGTCAGCCATGGGATTGACCTCCAGTGTCGATACGGGAATGGGGGCAGCCGGCGCGGCAGGCGCGGTAGAAGGCGATGCGCTGGGGGTTGTGGGGGGACCACTCCGCCGACTGGTGACGCATGCAGAGATCGGTGGCGAGATCGCCCACCAGGGGACAGGCGACGGTGGCGGCCATCAGGCGGCCCCGAACAACCTGCTCCACCTTGGCGAGGTCGCCCCGGTAGGTGTTGGACAGCACGTAGGAAACGGTGGCCGGAGAGTACTGGACCAACGTCGCCGCCCGCTTGGCGCTGGTGCGGTCGCATTCCTCGGCCAGGGCCAGGACCCAGGCGGGGATGGATTCGCCCCAGGCGGCCCGCGCCCTGGCGATGGCGGTGGCGCGGTCAGTCGTCATGGGGGGCCTCCTGCCACATCACCTTGCCCAGGTTGGGGTCGAAGACGGTCTGCAGGCGCTGGACCATGGGCGGACGGGGGCCGGTATTCCTGACCAGCCGCAGGCGGTTGGGGGCGCCGAGACGGCCGAGCTTTCCTCCCCTCGTCGCTTCGTGGGTGACCACCAGATAGCCGGCGGACAGCAGGTGCTTGCAGTAGTCCTGCGAGTCCACCTCGGACACCACCTGATCGTCGACGGATGCGGCGATGGCCAGGTCGCGCCAGGTCCAGTCGCCCTTCAGCATGCGCATGGCGCGCCACATCAACTCGCGCACGGTGACGGGCAGCTGGGTGCCGTCGCGGCGCAGCCGGGGCGCCTCGGCGCCGGTATCCCGGACCAGGCGCCAGAGCTTGACGGCGAACTGGGCGCCGGCGCGGACGCCGACCATGCCGCTTTTCGCCGGCAGGGTGCCGGCGCACGCGATGTAGCCGCCCTTTTTCAGGCATCCCAGGTAGGTGCGGATGGTGTCGGCGGGCTGGCGGGTGGCCTTGGCCAGGTCGTCCAGGGCGAAAGAATCGCGCCGCGCCCGGATGGCCTCCCACACGGCCTGGCGGCCGAAGGGCTTGCCCGGCCGGACGCCCTCGTGGATGGGGCTGCGGGCCATGGTCAGAACCTCCGGGCCGGCGGGCGGCCGGTGAAGAACTGGCCGCCCAGCTTGCGCCAAGCCGCCAGATCGATGGCGGAGAGATCGGCGGCGGCGGCGGTCTCGGCCACCTTGTTGAGGTTGACGCACAGGCGCCGGGTGCAGGCCGCCGATTCGGACAGCGCCTCGGCCAGCAGGTCGTCGGCCACGGCGAGGTCGGGGCAGTAGCGGCCGGCCAGCACCTTGGCGTCGCGCAGATCCACCGGTTCGGCCGCCGCCCAGTCGAGCATGCGGTTGTGGACGCGCTCGAAGGGCAGCAGCTTGCGGGGCAGTTCCTCCTCGCCGATCAGGATGATGGCGCCCTGGGAGCGTTCGTAGATGGCGCGGACCACCTCGATCATGCCGTTCTTCACCAGGATGTCGGCCTCGTCGATCAGGAGCGGCCGGCCCGACAGAGCCAGTTCCTGGCCGATCTGCTCGACCAGTTCGGGAATTGTCCCGGCCGGGCGGATGCCCATGTCCTTGAGGATGGAAAGCGCCAGGTGCTTACGGGTCCAGGTGACGTCCACCTGGACATGGTAGGCGCGGCCCTTGTTGGCGGCGTGGATGGCGGCGAAGGTCTTGCCGTAGCCCGAGGGGCCGTAGAAGGCGGCCATGCCGGGCAGGCCGGGCGCCCGCTTGACCACGCGCTCCACCAGGCCGCCCAGCAGGGCGACGTTCCTGAGCGGCGCCACGACGGTGGGAATGTTCTGTTCGGTCATCAAAGTCCCTCTCTTTCTGGTGGCGGTCGTTGCCGCCCCTGTCGTCCTCAGGCGGTCAGCGCCGCCGGGCCGAAATCCTCGTAAAGCTGGCGCTGGGCCACGATGTCGGGCAGGCGCGACTGGCGGATCGCCCAGCGACGGTCGTCGTCCGGCACGTCCTGTCCCGCCTCGATGCGCGCCTCGATCTCCAGGATGCGGCGCAGCCGGGTGGCGGGGTCGTGCAGCATGGGGACCGGTGGGGCGGCGGGCGCCGCCATCTCGGCCTCCAGCGCCGCCAGTTGGGCGGCTTCGGCCTCGGTGATGGGCTTGGCCACCGGAATGGGCCGGCGGGCCCCCACGGCGCCCAGGTTGGGGGCCTTGAACATCGGGGCCACCACCTTGCTTTCCAGGGCGATGGGGGGGGCGGCGGACGGGATCAGGGCGGCGAATTCGGCGGCGTCCATGCGACGCTCGGCGGCGAGCATGGTCTTGGCCGCCTTCATCCAGGTGCGCCGCGCCCGTCCATGCTCGCGGGCGGCGGCGGCATCGGCGAAGCCGGCCGCGTCGATGCAGGCGGCGGCCCCGATATAGCCGCCGTCCAGGCGGTAGACGTGCAGATCGGCGGCCAGGTCGTCGGGGTCGAAGCGGGCGATCAGGGGCTGGCCCAGGTGGTCGTGCAGGGAATCGGACCAGTAGACGTTGCCCAGCAGCTTGATCTTGCCGTCGGTACGGTCGACCTTGACGCCCTCGGCGGCCAGCAGCCACAGGCGGCGCTGCTCGGGCTCGGCCTTGCGGATGGCGGAGATTTCGTAGGATTCGGCGAAGGCCTGGTCGAAGGACTTCACCCCGCCGCAGACCTGGGAGCGGCGGCCGGGCCGGGCGTTGTGTTCGGCGAGCTGCTCGGCCAGCACGCGCAGGAAATCGTCGAGGTCGACGGCCTTGGAGCCGTAGTTTTCCGGCTTGGCCATGGGATTGTTGCCGCACCAGGCGCCCGCGAAGGCGGGATGGCGGGCGACCGAATCGCACAGGTCGCGGAAGGCGCGCTCGATGGGCTTGGATTGGCCGGAATAGGGCAGCGTGAAGTGGACCTGGATGCCCAGCAGGGCGCAGAGGCCCACCGGGTCCTCGTCACGCACCTTGAAGCGAAAGCGGGATGCGGTGCCGGCGGTCAGCGCCTTGTTGGCGAAGGCCCTGGTGTTGTCGAACCAGATGTGTTCGGGGATGCCCCAATCCTCGACCAGGTCGCCCAGGGCCAGGCGGATGGAATCGCGGTTCTCGCTCTTGTCCACCCGCCATGCGACGATCTTGCCGGAATAGAGATCCTGGAAGGCCACCATCATGGGCCGGCCGATCTCGCCGTCGGGCCAGCGGACGAAGACGTCGAACTTGTGGCCGTCGCCGTTGACCGCTTCCAGCGCATGGAACATGGATCGGTCGCGAGTTTGGGCGGGATAGAGGCGCTTCAAGGCGTCCTCGCCTTCGCGGGCCAGGACGCGCATGGTCAGGCTCCTTGCTCGGCGATGAAGGCGCGGAAGCGGGCCTTGGCGGCGGCGGGGGCTCGGGTGTAGCGGGCGACCAGATCGGCGAACGCCTTGTCGGCGGGATCGGTCTCGGGGGATTTGCGCCCCTCGACCTCGGCCAGGGCGGCGGCGACGTTGAGGGCGGGGGATTCGGTGCGCAGCAGGGCGTCGAGGATTGCGGCTTGCTGCTGGGGGCCCAGCTTGGCCAGGGCGCGCAGCTGCTGCTGGTGATCCTCCAGCCAGGTGCCGGGGATGCGCTCACGGCTGTCATCGGACAGCTTTTCCCACATCCGAACGCTCTTGCGGATCTCGGCATCCGACAGATTGATGCGGCCCTTGGCGGCCTCGTCCGATGCGAAGGAGAATTTCTCCGTTGCATCCTTGGCGTGGTGCCAGCGCGCTTTGGCGCCCGCCTTGCCCTTTCCCGCCAATTCGGGATGCATGCGCTTCCACACCACGTCGCGCTCGGCCAGGAAGGCTGCGCGGTCGAACATGGACAGCTCGTTGCGGGCCAGGTTCTCGTCGATCTCGGCGATACGGGCTTCGTCGTCGCTCTGTGGTCGGATGATGGAGTCGATGAATTCGTCACCAATCACATCGCCACAGGCGTTCAGGCGATGGAGGCCGATGGTCAGTTTCCAGCCGCCATCGGCCTTGGGGCGGATGACGATGGGCTGGTGCAGGCCGCGTCCACCCTTCGCCCGCTCCGTCAGGATGGAATCGGCGATCAACTGCGCCTTGATGGGGTTCAGCTTCCGCAGGCGGCCGCTGGCATCGATGTCGGCGATGCGGACGCTGTGGATGCGGTCGATGGCGGCCGGGGCATTCATGTCAAAGTTTCCTGGCTCTTTTGACGGTGACGGGCCGGGGCGGCTGTGCGAGATTTCCGGGTACGACGGTGATCGATGCGAATGGCCGCATCGCCATCCCGCCGGGGACGGCGCCAGCGACCCGGCCACAGCTCCCACAGGGGAACGCTGAGGTATTCGGCGATGGCGATCTCGGCGGCACGGTGGCGGCCAAGCAGCGCGGCACGGCAGGCGTGGTCGGGAAGGTTCTTGTCCCGGGACAAGTCGGACAGGGACTTGCCGGTCCTGCGAACCGCCGCCTTGATGTCCTCCCGGTGCCAACCTTGCTTGGTCATCGTCCCTCAAGTTTCGGCCCAGGCCGATTTTTATTGGTCGAAGTGGTTACGTTCGTAACCTGTATACCGATTTTTATCGGCGTCAGCAACCGGATGGACGCTTCCAAGTTCGATTTTTGTCGGCCAGGCGCCGAATATTCGAGGAATCAAGGCGTTATGGCGAACATGGAATCCCCGAAAGAACATGGAAACGCGGTTCCAGGCTGGACGCCGGAACTTGGAATCCGACTTTCGGAGGTTTATCGCCTGCTGGGGGGGATGAGGGCCGCCGGAGCCATCTGCGGCAGTTCCGACGAAACCCTGGGAAAGTGGCGGGACGGTCATGCGCGCCCGTCCTTCCTGGCCCTGGCGCAGCTGGCGGTCGCGGCCGGCGTCTCGCTGGACTGGATCGCCTTCGGCGTGGAGCCCCAGGCACAACCGGCCGCCGCCCCAGATCAGGCCATCGCCATCGACGAAGAGCTGCTCGAGGCCGCCATAGTTGGCGTCGACGAATTCATCGCCGAGCGCGGCCTGTCCATTCCCTCGGATCGCCGCGCCGCCCTGGTGGCTACCATCTATGCTCTAGCCGTAGAGGATGGGGCGAAAGACCTTGCAAAGAAGCCATCAGCAATAGCAAAGTTCATAAGGCTTGCTGCTGTTGGGTAG